CACGGAGACGAGGACCATGCCCGCGTCTTCGGTCGCCTCGAACACCTCGCCGGGTTGCTGCCCTTGCGGGCATTCCTTGAGCGCACGAAACTGCATGATGGGCACCCTCAACGCAGGGAGACGCGACGACGGCGGCCCCGAACGCGGGACACGCCGTCGTCAGACACACGCGGAACTACGCGCTGGGGGTATTCGCGACGACCGCGGCCGCCAGCTTATCGTTGGCAGCACGGCCACGATCGACCAGAGCCTGCAGCGCCGCCGGGTTCGACTTGTTCGCTTCGACTTCGGCGAAGAGGGTTTCGAGCAACGCTTTCGCCGATGCGTCGACGGCGTCGTTACGGGTGAGCTCGGCTTCGAGGGCGGTAAAATCCAACATGTGTTCAGGCTCCTTGTGGGGTGTTCGCCGCGACGGTCGCGGCTTCGGTATCGTTGGCGGCTTTCAAGCGAGCCGTGATCGCGTCCAACGTCTCGGCGGGATCGCCGGCTTGCTGCGCGTTGATCCACGCCCGGAGAGCGGCGGCTAAGCCTTCATCAAAGGCAAAGTCGCCGTCCGCCGTGAACGTATTGGCGCCGAGCGTGATCGACAGCTTCAGAGGCATTACGCCGCGTAGGCTGCCGGCCCGATGTACCGCGCCGCGCCCGCGCGCCGCAGTTTCCAGGTCACTTCGCGGTTCGCTTTCAGGCCGAGCAAGCCCGATTGCCAGAGGCTGACCAGACTCGCGCCCGTGCCCGTCATGCCGTTCTGCACGAGGCTCGAATCGAGCATTTCGATCGATGCCTGATCGCTGGCGTCCACCGTGACGACACCGTCATCGGCCAGGTAGATGTCTCCCGCTTTGACGGCCACGATGATGTCCTGATCCGGCGAGCCGAGCGCGACCATGGCTTGACTTGTGATGACGGGGATGCCGAGCAGCGAGCCGCCCATCATCGTCATGCCGGGGAAACTCTGGTTGCCGAGCGTCGTGATCATCAGCGACAGATTCAGCGCGCGTCCCGCGGACATGATGAGCACGATGTCCGATGGGTCGAGCAGCAACGTGGTGAACGTGCCCAGGAGCGTCGCGATGTCCGTGCGCATGGCCGCGGCCGTGGTGCCGGAGGGCGCGATCGGCGGTGTGTTGAACGTGATGGAGGCGGGCGAGACGTTCGCGACCGCCGCCTTGCCTGGGTCGATGAAGTCGATGTCCATCCGCGCGATGATCGCCGCCGCGAGATCGTCGCGGACCTTCGACTCTGCGGACGGATTCGAGAACCGGACCTCTTCCTTCGTCAACACGGCGAGGGCTTCGATCTTCGCCCAGGTGAGCGAGGTCGCGAAGGTCGTCGCCTTGCTCATCGGCACCGGCAGCCCTTCCCCGACCCAGTACCCCGTGGTCCCCGCCGAGATCCCCGACACGCGCGTGTTGAACGGGACACGCCGCAGACTCGGAATCCCGTCCGTCCCGAACTTGCCGACGATCGTCTTGGGCCGGAGGTACTCGATGAAGTCGTCCATCACGCCGGCGTAAACCAGCTCGGACGCATTGCCCGCGGTCTGTGTGTTCGCCGCGCCGACGGCGCCTTTTTCGATCAACGAGAGGATGGCCGAGTCATCCGGATAGTGCCGCTTGGCGAGATCCATCGCTTCGAGGCGGCTGCCCTTCGAGGCGGCCACGCACATCGCGTAGCGGGCGAACTGGATCCCCGCCGGGAGTTTCTTTTCGACGGTGATCACGTGCTGGCCAGCGCGTGAGCGTGCGGCCTTCTCGGGATCTTCGCCGTTGACCGGCTTGGCTTGCGACTTGTTGAACTGTTCGAGCGTTTCGAGGCGCGACAATTCGCCATCGATGGCTTTGATTTCGCCAGCGAGGGTGTCAAATTCCTCTTGCTGCGCGGCATCGAGAGTCGAGCCCTCATCGGCGCCGGCGATCTCGTTCATCTTCGCGATCTTCGCGGTCTTCTCGCCAGCAAAGGCGGCAATCTTGTCCGTCAGCGTTTTCTTCATGGGGCGTTCCGTGCGCAGCTTCACAGTGCGCGAAGGGGCCGAAACGCCGGCCGGGGATGAACGTGCGACGCGCGCCGGACGGCCAGTCGCGGCCAGGCCCACATCGAGCGATTTGACGGTCTGAATCGACGCCTCGGCATTCGCCGGAATCGTCACGGCGGAGAGCTCCAACCAGAGCCATTTCAGGAAGCGGATCCCGTACGTGCCTTTGATGTCGGCGTCTTCAATCGACTTGAAGCCGATCGACAACCCGCGCACGAGGCCGGCTTTCAGCGATTGCCACGCTTCGTCGAGCCGGTCTTTGAGCTTGCCCGCGTCTTCGATCTGCGCGATGCGCGCCTTGATCTCGATGCCCTCGGTGGTCACTTTCGCGGCGAATACTTCACCGATCGGTTCGCGGCTGTTGTGCTGCCAGAGGAGGGGGATCGGGAGGTGGAACTGCGCGCCGGCGGATTCGACGATGTCGCCGTCGCGATCCGGGGTCGGGGTCGTCGCGATGCCTGTGATGACGCGCTGATCGTCATCCACCGACTTGATGGTCAGGAGGCTGTAAGCGCGGTTCACGGCGCCTTCAGCGTGTGACAGGTTAGGTCAGGGAAATTAATTCAGTAGGAAAAACGGCTGGACTGTAGAATCGCCAGCGTGCCTGAGACCCCCGACTTCAAACAGATCGCAGAGCGGTTATTGCAGGCGTTTCCGCACACCGATGATCTGTCCCGTGGCACCAAGCGAGAGGACCCTGTCGTCCTGATCGTCGCCGAACTGCGTCAGGTCTGGAACGCCCGCGGCGCCGCCGACATCATCGCCTTGGAACGGGTGATTGGTAAACTCGGCGATACGATGGACCCCGACAACGCGCGCGTGTTCGTCGCGAACTCGATCCGCACCCTCGACCGCTAACGCGGCGGCAGCTTCACTTGCAAGAGCAGGCGGATCGTCTTACTGATGCTCTGCTCTTCTTTCGCGGCGAGTTTGATGATGCGATCATGCGCGCTGGCGGGGAGCCAGACCGAGACACTCGAACACGGATCCGCCGCCGTCCGCGTCGAACCAGGAGGCCGGCCGGGTGGGCGCTTCATGTGCCTCAGTTCACTCGTCCGTCGGTGATCACGAGACCTAACGCTGAGACGTCCGCATCCGCTAGTCGGACGATCTGCGCGGCGAGCCGCCGCATTTCGTCCGCGACGGCCGCGCTAATCAATGGATCGCGACGACAGCGGGCAAACGCTTCGAGAAGAACGTTGGCGAGCGCGGAGCACCCTTGCTGAGAACTGCATCGTTCACGCGCCAGCACCTGAGTCAGTCCTTGCTCGATCTCCGCAATCCGTTTCGTCTCGGTCATCTACTTCCCCCCCAGCACGAAGAGCTGAAACACCGGCGGCCGCGCGTCCGGAATCAGCATCGGGCTGATCCCCTGCACGATCGCGTCGATGCCGTCGATCTTGTTCGGTGAGTCCGCGCTGTCTTTCTTCGGCAGCAAGCTGTCATCGACGCCGCGCTGCACGACGGCGTTCGACGCCATCCACTTCAGCGCCTGGTTACCATCATGGCGAAAGCGCCGATGCTTGACGCGCGTCTCGAGCTCGCGCGCCGGCGGCGTCATGTTCTTCCGGTTCTTGTCGAGGATCGCCGCGGGAAACCCGTCGCCGGCGAGCGCACTGACGATCCCCGCAGAGCCGTACTGGTCGAAGCGCAGCGCCACGACGTTGAACTGCTTGCACCAGCCGCGCAGGTCCGCCTCGATCCGCCCGTAATCGATCATCGTGCCGTCGGTGAGGATCAGAATCCCGGACTTCACCCAGGCGAGATACGCCGGCACCTCGCGGCCCCGCTCCTCGACGACGCCGCGTGGCAGGTAGAGGCGGACGAACGCGACGATCTCCTCGCTCCGCTGAAACAGCAGAGCGACCGCCGCGATGTCGTCAATCTGCGCGAGGTCGCCGCCGATCCAGCAGCGCTGCCCGGCGAAGTCCTCGAGCTTGAGGGTGTCATCGGTGCACCGGTCCCACGCGGTCATCGACAACCAGGCGGCCGCCGACTGCGTCCATTGCGAACAGACTTTGACGCGGAACTCTCCCTCGAGCCCAGGCGTTTGCTTCGCGTCGGTGCAGTACGAGCGCACCCATTCGATCGTCGGCGTGACGCCGAGCATTGGGTTGGCCTTGATCCAGACGCGTTCGTCGCGCCAGTCGTCGGCCTCGTCGAGCGTGTAGATCGTCCCGAGGAAGTGATCAGCGTCGAAGACTTGCTGCAGCACCTTGGTCAGCGTCGTGCGCAGCGCGTAGCCGACCGAGAGCAGATCGTACCCGGCGGTCGTCGGG